TAAGTGTAAACCAAAATCGGCCTCCATTGGCTCCAATCGCAATAAGTGAACACTTTGAACACTTTTTGACAAAAATGAAAAAAAATAAATTTTCACTGGTCAAAAAAAAATACATTACGAAAAAAAGTGTAAACTTGTAAACCTAAGCCAAAAAAGTGCCAAAAATCGGTCAAATTTTAACGTATAAGCGGTTTTAGGGGTTTACACTCTAGTGTAAACTAAGTGTAAACTAAGTGTACACTTTTTGCCAAAAATCACCCATTTTCTACAATTACTTGTAAAAACACATGAACGTCACTTTAGGAAGAGCAATTAACTTATTGAACGCTGGATTCAGCGTCATGCCCATATCAGAAGGCAAAAAACCACTGATTTTATGGAAGGAATACCAGACCAAAAAGATAGAAAAAGCAGAGTTAGAGAGGCTAGAGTCTAAAACCAAGGGTTATGGTATTATTACAGGATTTTATGGTACTGAATGTATAGACATAGACTTAAAGGTGTTCCCTAGTGTACAAGAGGGTAAGAAGTTTTGGAATGAATTTATTGCATTCGTTTCAGATTACATTGATGACTTTGCTAGAAAGTTCGTAATCTACAAGACGATTAACTCAGGATACCACATCATCTACAGATGTGAGAAAGTTGAGGGTAACAGAAAGTTAGCAACACTCAAGGGACATTCTCAGGCTCTGATTGAGACTAGAGGTACCGGTGGATACATTTACATCTACGATAACCAGGTAAGCGAATTGTCTTATGAGCAGATTCAGGAGATTACCCCTGAAGAGCGTGATCTGCTAATGAATCTATGTAAGTATTTTCACTATGAAGAGAAGGTAGAGGAAACGAAGCCAAAAGAAGCCGATTACAGCGGTTTAACACCTTGGGATGACTATAACCATAGGAACAAGGCATTGGACCTCTTACAAGGCGAATTTATAGGCATTAAGCACCTATCTGACCGCATAGTTCTACGCAAGGTAGATAGCAAGGACGCACTTCATGGATTTATCTACAAAGATTCAGGTTTGTGCTACCTATTTACCACTGCTACAATCTACCCTCATGAGACTCCGCTTAGTCCGTTTGCTATCTACGCTTGGAAGTTCTTTGGTGGAAACTATTCTGAAGCTGCTAAGGAGTTGTACAAGGAAGGATATGGAGAACGCAAGATCAGAAAGGTAGAGATAGAGCGTATCGAGATTCCAAAGGAGGAGTTGATATTTCCCCTAGATGTATTCCCTGAGTCATTGCAGAATTATATTCTGTTGAATCAGAAAACCTTAAATCATTCTATTGACTACATGGGTTGCTCCTTACTTTGGTACATCTCAATCTGCATTGGTAACAGCTGCAAGGTTCAGGTCAAGACAGGATGGAGAGAGTCGGTAAACATTTGGCTAGGATTGATTGGTAAGGCAGGTCTAGGTAAGACTCCTAGTATAAATGCGGTCATATTCCCATTGGCTAAAAAGAATAGTTTTGAAATCAAGCACTATCAGAACGAGTACAAGAAGTACAAGGAATATGAGAAGCTATCTAGTAAGGACAAGAAGGATGTGGAGGAAGTAAAAGAGCCTGTGAGAAAGCAGATTATTGTCAACGATGTAACTGTGGAGGCATTGGCGGATTTACATGAGGAGAATGCAGTAGGAATAGCAGTATTTAAGGACGAGCTGAACGGATGGATTAAGGACATGAACAAATATAAACCTGGCTCTGACCTAGAGTTTTGGCTGTCCTGTTGGTCAAATCAGGAGGCAATCATGACTCGAAAGACTGCAAAGAGTAGCTTTATTCAGTCTCCATTGATCCCTGTTCTAGGAGGCATACAGCCTGGCATATTCTCTCAGATTTCTACTTTGGAGAATAAGGACAATGGATTCCTAGACAGATTGCTTGTCTGCTATCCTGACAAGGACATCGAGCATTACAACAGAAATGCGATAGATCAGGAAGTATTGGATTGGTATGAGGCTTACATGAGTCAGTTCTATAACTTGATAAGAAAAGATGTCTTGCAGTTTAATAAGTTTGGAGAGATTGAACCTAGAGTGATACGATTTGATTCGGAAGCAGAGCAGGAGTGGGAGCGGATATTCAACAACATCACAGATATGCAGAACTCAGATGATATTTCTGAGTATGTCAAGAGTATGTTGAGTAAGCAGAAGGCTTACATCCCTAGGTTTGCTCTAATTATTAACTCGATTACTGCATACAATAATTCTAGTGGTTTTGATTGGATCAGCAAGGATAGTCTCCTGAAGGCAGAGAAGCTAAGTAACTACTTCATTGCCATGTCTAAGAAGATTAAGATTAACTCGATTGAGAGCTCTGAGCTTAGTGAGTTGGTTCGCTCATTAAAGAATGAGTCGATAGAAAGAAAGATACAGCAGATTCAGGAGGCTATACCTGACTTTAACAGGTCAGAGCTTGCTGAGATGCTAAATGTTAGTAGAACAACAATATATAAACACTTGAAAAAATGATAATTAACGGAAAAGAATTAGGCTCATTTGAGATTGTCAGATACTCATTTGACCAAGTAAAAGGAGAGCCAAAGATTCTAATACATCAGATTAAGGCTCTTGATGTCAATGGTGCATACATAAAGTTTGCTAAGCTAGAATCGGTAATGCCTTACTTATGTAAATATCCTATCAACTTTAAAAACCTTGAACAATGATTGAAGCACTAGACGAAGTATCAGAAATCCCATTTGAAGTATTTTGGGATAAGTTTATGGAGCAGAGACCTGGGGACTATGATAAGACATACACCCAAGGGATTTGGCTAAAAATGAGAGAAGCAAATAGGGTTCTTGCATTTGAATATATGTCCAGGTTTGGTACAGACTACAAGACTCCTGTATTGCATTTAGAGGCTTTCGATTTGCCGTTTTAACATGAGACACGGATCACTATTTAGCGGTATAGGAGGCTTTGATTTAGCCTCGGAATGGATGGGATGGGAAAATGTATTCCATTGTGAATGGAATCCATTTGGACAGAAAGTACTTAATTATTATTGGCCTAATTCTATAACTTACAATGACATCACAAAGACAGATTTCACTATTCACAGAGGAGGAATTGACATCATTACAGGTGGATTCCCATGTCAACCCTACTCATCCGCAGGAAAGCGACTCGGCAAGGAGGATGAGAGACACCTCTGGCCGGAGATGCTTAGAGCAATACGAGAGATTCAACCGACCTGGGTTGTGGGCGAAAACGTTCGTGGGCTTACTAATTGGAATGGAGGGTTGGTATTCGACGAGGTGCAGGCTGAGTTGGAAGCTCAAGGCTACGAAGTCACACCGTTTCTACTTCCAGCTTGCTCCGTCAATGCCCCCCACAGAAGGGACAGAATTTGGTTTATTGCTTACTCCGACAACAAGAGAAGAAGTTCAGGACTTGGAGAAGTTCAAAAAGAGAATGGAGAAGTATCCAAATGGAACAACAATGCCGAATCTAGCAACTCAAATAATGGGACTTCTACCAACTCCCACAGCATCGGAAGCAGAGAGGGGTTCGGAAAGACAATTAACAGTAAAAGACGGGAAAGTTCAGAACATATCTCCGAAGGGAGTAAAATACGGGATGAGCATCAGACAATTAGCGGAACAAGGGTTTATTCCGACTCCGATGGCATCGGATGCGACAACCGGGGCGATAATTGGCAAGAACGACATATTTGTGGAAACGAAGGGTTTACCGAGGAAAATCAATCAGAATGGAACAGACGGGAGTGTGGGACTAGCGAGATTGGTTCAGATGCTTCCAACTCCGAACGCAAGGGATTACAAGGATGCACAGACACCAGAGAAGTATCAAGCAAGGAAGGAACTTTGGGCAGAGAAGGGGATAAATTTACAACTGAGTCTTCCTCAGTTGATAAACAATCAAATGCTACCGACTCCGATGGCATCGGATTGCGGAGAAAAAGTGACAGGATTGGAAACTCAAGATTCTCTAACAAAAAGAGCAAGACAGATAACTGGACAAACTTCCCAACTGTCCCCCCAATTTGTGATGGAGATGATGGGCTTTCCGACAGATTGGACTCTATTACCTTTTCTAAATGGAGACAAGAGTCAATTAAAGCAGGAGGAAACGCAATAGTTCCACAAGTAGTACATCAAATCTTTAAAGCAATCGAGCAATATGAAACCACTAGACATACTCAAGGAACTCAAGCTCAATGATAGTATCAAAGAGCATCCCAATGTACCTAGATATGCAATCGCACTACCTAAGTACGAGGATAAAACAGCCAACGGACTAACCAAGTGCATTATCGACTACCTACAGCTGTCAGATCACCAAGCAGAGCGAATCAACACAATGGGTAGACCAATCGACAACCGAAAGCAGGTGACAGATGTGCTAGGCAGAACCAAGACCATAGGCTCAATGACTTGGGGTAAGTCTACAGCTACTAAAGGCTCTTCAGACATATCTGCAACCATCCAAGGTCGATCAGTAAAGATAGAAGTCAAGATAGGCAAGGACAGGCAAAGTCAGGACCAAAAAGTCTATCAGGCAAACATAGAAAAGTCAGGAGGTCAGTATTGGATAGTTAAAAACTTTGATGACTTCATGAAAAAATATGACGAATTTCTAGAAAGTTTAAAATGAAACAATTATAATTACTTCACAAACCAAAAAACAACAACAATGGCAAATTTATCTGAGATTTTTCTCAAGCAGGAAACACTAGAAACTTTACTAAACACAGTAAAGGCAAAAGGTCTAAAAGGTGTATCAATCACCATTAGTCAGAATGACACCGCAAACGAGTGGGGTCAGAATGTAAACTCTTATGTATCGCAAACTAAAGAGGATAGAGAAGCAAAGAAACCTAAGTTCTACACAGGTTCAGGAAAGGTATTCTGGTCAGACAACAAACCATCGGTAGTTGCTGAGAAGAAAGAAGCAGGTCATGTAAGTAAAAAAGAGTATGCCCAAACGGAAAGTAGCCTCCCGTTCTGATTACACGCTTAAACGAAGGTTTATCAACAAATTCAATGAGTACACCCCGTGGCAGGATATTGGTCACGGGGAGTGGCTCTCCCTAGAGGATGTGCAGGACAAGATTAAGCTCCTAGTGCAAAATTATAGAACCAAGCATGTTGAAGTATGGTTTGAAAAAGATGGTAAACTTTTAGATTACAATGGAAATGTAACTAATGAACCCATAAAATTTATACCTAAATGAAACCAATACTTTGGAAAATTCTTAAATTCTTAAATGTAGCTATAGGTTTATGCGTAGCTTTATGGCTGATAAGTATAGGATTAGGAATGTTCGCAATAGTTCTAGCACTGTACATTACTTATTTAAACATGGTTATTGATGAAATACTCAAAGGAACAGATAAAGAGGGCCGTTAGGTCTTGCGTGTTCTGTGAACGCAACGGCATTAAGGCAGACATAGAGATGGAAGATCACCCTGAAGCAGGAGACATCTTCTACAACTACTTTTGCGGTGTTGCAGAACCTAGACTTGGAGAACTTTTACAAAACCCTCGGTATATACTCAAACTAGAATTAATACAGAGACACTTAACACACAACTACAAATGATTAAATACAAATTCGAAGAATTAGATTTCTTTGTCGATACGGAAACAGGAAAACTCATTATTGACTACAGAGAAAATATAGCTGAGATTGATAATCATATAGCTATTGAGCTTATAGAGATTATTAGACAGAAGCTCTACCTCCACAAGGAACAGAAAGAAAGTGTTATTAAAAGATTCTTTAAATAAAATTAAACAGGTCTCCATGACGCTAGGGTTGGTAACATTAGTTATCGCCCTAGCTTATTGGTGGATTAA